GCCTGGGTCGCATCAGGTGCTACCGGCGATATTGAAGGCGTAACTGCTGGAGTCGGTATTTCAGGTGGTGGTACTTCCGGGACCGTAACAATCACAAATTCGATGGCCACGGCAATTGATGCTAAAGGCGATTTAGTACCAGGAACAGGAGCAGATACTTTTGCCAGGCTTGCAGTCGGTGCTAACGATACAGTCCTGACAGCCGATTCCACTACGGCTACTGGATTGAAATGGGCTACACCTGCTGGCGGTGGTTTGGATTTATTATCCACGACTACAATGACTAGTAGTACATTAACAATCTCATCAATAAGTCAAGATTACGATCAATTAGTGATTGTAATAAATAACGCATATTTTAGTAGTGGTTCAAATGGTTTTTATTTTCAATTAAGATGTAATTCCGATACTGGCAGCAATTACAACTGGGGCAGGACTATCAATACCTCGGGCGGTTCATATAATGGCGGTGCAGCAATTGGCCAAACTTCTATCCAAATTGCACAGCAAGGCGATTCATCAACTACCAACGATAGAATAGGAATGTACATTATTATTCCAAATTACAAAGACACCACTCCAAGAATTATTAGAACTACATCAATGAGTAAAGTAAATGATCCAACTTTTTATGATTTATGCGCTACTTATACCGGTTCTTCTGCAATAGATAGTCTTACATTCTTCACAGGTACTGGAACAATGACTGCTGGCACAATTAAAGTATATGGAGTTAAATAATATGACTAGACCTACAATAAAAATACACAATATTGAGACAGATGAAATTATTGAAAGAGAAATGAATAATGATGAGTTTGCCCAATATGAAATAGACCAAGCAAAAGCATTAGAAGAAAAAGCCGAAGCGGAAGCAAAAGCACAGGCAAAGGCTGATTTGTTGGTTAAATTAGGCATAACTGAGGACGAAGCAAAGTTACTGCTTAGCTAATGATTTTAACAAGTCATAACGGCTGGCGCGCCTCGAAAGACCCGGACGAAATAGCTATTAAAAGTTACACCGTACCTGGGACAAAGACTAAACTGCGCTGCGCCGAGGCCGTTGCACCATTGTTGATCGGCTTCGCTGCTGAGTTTCACGAATTAATAGAACCTATCGATCAAGGACCCTTGGATGATTGGGGCTACGCATTTAGGCAGATTCGTGGATCAACAGACAAGTTAAGCAATCACGCGTCCGGCACGGCCATAGACCTAAACGCACCTAAACACGCGCTTGGGTTAGTCGGTACCTTTCCACCTGAGAAAGTACCAATGATCCGGGCCTTAGCTAAAAAGTATGGGCTGAGATGGGGCGGTGATTACCTAAACAGAAAAGATGAAATGCACTTTGAAATAGATATAACACCTGCAAAGGCTGCAGCGTTAATAGCGAAATTAGGTCTAAATGAAAACTAGCCAAGTAACGGTAACTACCACTCCAGTTTTATTAGTAGCTGCCGATCCACACGATCAAACCGTATCTTTACACGCTGCCAGTGGTGCCTGCTTTATAGGAAACGCCAGCGTTACAAGTACGACAGGTTTTAAGTTAGATAACCAAGACAAGGTAACCTTACCCTTAGGGGCTTATGAGGCTTTATACGCTGTTACTGCATCGGGAACCGATACGGTATACGTATATTCCGAAGTAAATTAAGGAGAAAAATGCAAACAAAGCAGATGTTTCTATCCTGGCTAAGGGCTGCGCTCGCCTCTGCTGGCGCGCTATTTCTAGCTGGTACGACAGACCCTAAGGCTTTGGGTTATGCAGCTTTATCCGGGTTTATTGGCCCGGTCCTAAAGTGGCTAGATCCAAGTGCGGTCGAGTTCGGCCGTAAGAAGTAACCGTGGACTCGTCGGACTGGGCTGCGCTGTCGGTAGCTGTAATTACAATTATAGGCTCCTTCGTCGGCTCAGTTCGATGGTTAGTAAAGCATTACCTGATAGAGCTAAGAGAAAATTCCGGATCTAGTATTAAAGACCAAGTAACACGTCTAGAGGCCCGGGTTGAAATCCTTTACGAAATGATGCTACAGCGCGATAAATAGGCCGTAGCGCGTGTCTGTCCTTGCCTATTGTCGGTAGTAGGGCTTACCCTTTTAGAGTCGGTAACGACGGTTTACCGGCGGTAAGGGCTAAATATGGACGTAGTAGATTGGATCATCATCGGTATTTTTACGGTGATAATAGCTAGTTACACTTATGGCTTGGGGTACAAAGATGGACGGCGCGAGGCGCACCTACAGGCTTCTAAGTGGCGTAAGCAGGTAAACAATGCCGATCGTTAAAGCACAGCCGGGCCGTTATTGCGATATGTGTAAGGCGCAATGGGGCAAGGTAAAGAACGAATGGCACGAAAAAGCTAAAAGCCAGGCCGTGGTGGTCTGCGTATCTGAAACACATTTGGGCCAAGCAAACGAAAGGGCCTATTGCGATGAACACCGGACTGAACTATCAACCTGGCACGATGGGACGATTTGGTCTTTGGCAGACCAGATGGAATACGGTCGTAAAGTAATCGCTGAAATCAAAGCTAGAAAAGCAGCTAGAGAAGCAGAAGAGGCGGTTAAACGTGTTTAATTTAAACGATTATGAAGATGTGGCTACGCGTATTAAAAGGGTCCATGACAACTTTCCGATGGCCCGGTTTAACATACGCGAGCTAAAGATCGACCATCAAGCCGGTTACTGCTACGTGGTAACTGAGGTTTATCGGGACGCTAACGATGCTAACCCTGCAGCCGTAGACGTTGCGTACGAAGCTAGAAGCGACCGTGGCGTAAACCGCGATTTCTGGGTAGAGAACTGCGTAACCTCTAGCTACGGTAGATCTGCCGGGCTTTTACTTGGCGTAGATAAAAGGCCAACTAAACAAGATATGGAAAAGGCCCAAGCAAAAATGGCAGAACCTATAAAGTCTGACTATAAACCCGGTTCAAAAGAAGTAAAGCCGGTAGGTCAAACTTTGGAGCAAATCAAAGACCAATTTGGGGCTGAGGAAATAGAAAAGGCTCCTATATGCAACCACGGCGTAATGGCCTTGAAAAAGGGATCAAAGAACGGCCGAGATTACTATGGCTATACCTGCATCATGGGTAAGAGCAGTGGATGCGACAGTATTTGGTACAAGATAGACGCTAATGGTAGATGGCAACCGCCTAAAAAGCCGGCTTTTAGTGTTACACCTACTAACGCTGACGTAGACGATATGCTGTTAGGATTAACCTGATGGGATACGTCGAAATCATAAAGGACGGCCTATTGGTGCGAATGGTAGATGGCGAGGTAACTAGCGTTACTTCGACAGCGTGGTGCGATAAATGCAACAACCAGCAAGATCCGCTCGGCGGTATTGGTATCGAGGACCTAGACAAGCAGGTAGTGCTATGGATTTGCGCCAAGTGTCGGAACGAGTAAGGGTCGTACTCGACTATGCGCAAGAAGTCGAAGCGCATCAAGTCGGATTTCATCGGGTAACCGATATTAACGCCGTAGCTAATCATGCAGCTAGGCATAACAAAAATCTAAATATGCACGAGTACATAGCTGAGATGGCAGAGTCCGTCGGAGCCGAAATGGTAGTCGCGCAGTACTTAGGTTTTAAGAACTTTAAACCTACGCTTAACACTTTCAAAAATGAAGCGGACGTAGGAACGCGGTTCGAGGTCAAATGGACCAAGTACAAGGACGGCCACTTAGCTATTGGTGAAACCGATAGGCAGCAGGACGTGGCCATACTCGTAGTCGGTAAAAGCCCGGTTTATGAAATAGCCGGATGGATACCAGTGCAAATGGCCCGAAAGCCTAAATATCTACATCAGGTTTACGGCTGCCATTGGATACCGCAGAATAATTTATTTCCAATCCAAGACATAAGGAATAGCATTTATGGAACTGATTAAATTTACCTGCCGGGTCTGCAAAGAGTCCGTGATGGCCAAGATTATATTGGATTTTACTGAACTGTTACCGCCTGGGTTAAAGTGCGTCGAATGCCTAGGCTGTGGCACCTTAGGAGTGGAGTTGATACCTGATGGAGTTTGATTTAGGACTAGAGATAGCTGATGACGACGTACCAAAGACCACTGACGATTATTACACGCCAGCCTGGATATTCGCTGGCTTGGGTCTAAAGTTC